ATCTCACTATGACTCAGCAGATGACGGTGCTGAAGGTGATTGGGTGGTAGTTTAATGCCTAGCCAACCTCTTGTACCATTAAATATAGATTTACCTGCTAGTAACGGAATTAATTCAGAAGCGTATGCCGGTGGTTTGTCTGGAGCTTGGGCGCAGACAGCAGACAATGCTGTATTTGATGCTTTTGGTAGGCTGTGTGCTAGAGAAGCATTTAAGAAAACAACAACAAACCCAGTATTAGGACACCCTAGTGTAGATACTTTGTTTGAATATGTTAAAAACACAACAACAACTCATATGATTTCAGTAACAGGTGAGCCTAGAACTAGCACTAACTGGGCTGCATCTAAAGCATATGCAGTAGGAGATGTAGTCAGAGCAGCAGCAGTACCAACTACAGCTTACTTTCTAGTTTGTAGTGTTGCGGGTACATCAGCCGGAACTGAGCCTAGTTGGAACGCTGCTGATGCAGCAGTTACAGCAGACAATACTGCTAGATGGACAACTGTACTAGTAGGTAGAATATGTACAGGGGATGGTACTCTAGTAGAAAGGAATGGTGCTATAGCTGTTTCAGAAACACATTGGAAGTTTCAAAACTTTGAAGGAGAAGTAATAGGGTTTGCACAAGGAGAAGACCCTATATATTGGAATGGGTCAGCTACTGACTTTGCTACGCTACATAGTAAACATGCAGCATATGCAACAGGAACAGCTTATGCGTTAGGAGCAACAGTTAAAGCAGCAGCGTCACCTACTACTGATTACTATCTAGTATGTAAGACAGCAGGAACATCTGGTAGTTCTGAGCCATCATGGGGTACTACTGAAGGAGCAAGTACATCAGACAATACAGCAGTATGGACTACTGTACTTATGCCAAAAGGAAGGGATGTTTTGTCAGCGTATGGTAGATTGTTTGCTCTACGTGAAGATAGAACAACAGTAGACTATTCTTCGTTAGCGTTTCCTCACAGGTTTGACACTCTTAATGGCGGTGGGTCAATAGACACTAGTTTAGTGTTTGCAAGAAACGATGACTTTATAACTTCAATAGCAACTTTTAATAACAACTTAGTTATATTCTCAAGATTTAATACTTTAATATTTAGTGGAATAAACGATCCTGATAACTTACTTATAGTTGACCAAGTTGTTGGTACTGGTTGTGTTGCTAGAGACTCTGTTCAAAACATTGGTGATGATTTAATATTTTTATCTTTTCAAGGACTGAGAGCTTTAAGCCGAACAGTATCTTTAGAAAAAGTACCTCTACAAGAGTTATCTGTATTTATAAGAGATGAATTAATAAATGAAGTTCGTAGTAATTTACCGTCTGCTATAGATGACACAGCTATTAAATCTGAGTATGTTCCTGAGTTAGGAATGTACGTAGTAAAAGTAGGAGACTTGATTTATTGTTTTGATTTTAAGAAATCATATCAAAGTTCTACTGAACTAAAAGGATTTAGTCCACCTAGAGTTACAACTTGGACTGCAATAAATGCACAAAGTATGGCACTTACTAGAACTGGTAAACTTAACTTAGCTAAAGCAGGTGCGATTGGAGTATATTCTGGATACAATGAGTATGGTTTAGAACAGGGTGAGTTCATTATAAATAAACCATACCTAATGTCTTGGAGGTCTGCTTGGATAGACATGGGAGAAATTGACCCATCACTTAGAAGTAGAGTTAAGTTTGTTAAAAAGTATAACGCCTACTTTCTAGGTGGTACTGGGTATGACGTAGATTTTACAATAGGATATGACTTTAAAGATAGTGTACATCGAAGAACAAAAACACTAACTGCTTCATCTGGCTCGGAGTGGTCATCAGGTGAGTGGGGTTTAGCTGAGTGGTCTGGTGATACTGAAAATAGATTTGCTATGGTGCAGCACGGTGGTAGTGGTGACACAATGCAATTAGGATTAGATGTTAACATAGATGGCTCTGGTTTTTGTATATCCAGAGTTATAATATATATTAAGCTAGGTAGACTAGCAAGGGGTTCAGCAACGTGACGGATTATTCAAGGGTTAATGATTTTAGTGCAAAAGACAGTTTAAGTACTGGTAATCCTAGTAAACTAATAAAGGGAAGTGAGGTCGATGATGACTTTGACGCTATAGTTACAGCAGTAGGAAGTAAAGCTAATAAAGCAGTACCTAGTTCTGCTGGTAATGTCGCAACTCTATCTGCCACAGGTGACTTACAAGATGGTGGAGTTGGTGGATTTCCTTCTGGTACTAAGATGGTGTTCTATCAAACAGCAGCCCCTACAGGGTGGACTAGAGTAACAACGGCAAGTCTTAATGACCACGCATTGCGTGTTGTTACTAGCAGTTCATGGTCTGATGGGACACATGGTGCTACTGCATTTACTTCTGTGTTTGGTTCTAGTATATCAACACAAGGACATGCTCTAACTGTGTCTGAGTTACCCGCACATACTCACTCTTATGACTACCCTAATGGAGCTTTACAAGAACGTGGTGGGGGTGTCAATAGAAATGTTCAACCTGCTGCTGCTACATCAGGGTCTACTGGTGGTAATGCAGAGCATGATCATGATCTAACTATGAACATAAAGTATTTAGATTTAATCATAGCTTCTAAGGATTAACAATGAAAAAGATATGTCCATTAATTGGAGATGAATGTTTAGAACATGGGTGTCAGTGGTACACACACATCATAGGTAAAAATCCACAGTCTGGAGAAGACGTAGATAACTTTGGATGTGCTATGACTTTTATGCCAATGTTGCTTATAGAGAACGCACAACAAGCTAGACAGACAGGTGCAGCAGTAGAATCGTTTAGAAATACAATGGCTAAACAGAATGACCAAATGTTACAACTAACAAAACAGGGGATAGTATAATGGGGTTTTTAAGTAGTTTATTTGGTGGTGGCGGTAGTGATGTAAAAGCACCGACACTAGATCAATTAAGACCAAACAGTGCAAGAACAGATGGGCTTTTGTATAACACATCTTATAATAAAGATGGTGTTACTAATGTTACATTATCTCCAGATGGATCTGATATACGAAATAGGTTTTTAGGAATAGCAGACAACACTAGAGATCAGTATAATGAATTTAGTCCAGTTACGTTTGCAGATGAACGATTAAAGTTAATGCGTAATAGATTAAACAGAGATGATCTGTTAGCTACTAATAGACTAATGGCTACTCAAGCTGCAACAGGAGGTGGTGTTGGTGTAACTTCTGGACAACGACAACAAAACGCTTTGTTTGCAGGAGAACGAGAGTTAAACAGAGACACTAACTATTTAAATCTACTTAATGCAGGGGACGCACAACAGCAGCAACTTTTTGGAAATCAAAATGCTGCACTTGGTAATTATCAAAACTTCTTAGGCGGTGGTGAAAACGTAGCTAATCGAGATCAAGCCGGTTATTTTAATCAAGCAGCAATAATGGCAAATCAAGCAAATCAACAATACCAAGCTGACCTAGCTTCACAAGAAGCAGAGGGTAGTTTTTTTAGTAATATATTAGGAACAGCAGTAAACTTAGGTATGGCTTATTATACTGGTGGGGGTAGTCTAGGAGGTAGTCTAGGAGCAAGTAGTGCAGCAGGAGCAGGGTTTAGTGGTCTAGGGTCACTAGGTGCTACTAAAGGAGCTTTTGGATTTGCTCAAGGTGGCAATCCATTATCTAATAATAATTTATTTGGTAAGTTTGCCGGTTTAAATGGATAGGAATTAAAAAATATGGCTAGTTTATTTGAAGGTGTACGAGAAGTACAAGCACAACAAAACCAAGATCTTGCTAACGCAAATAAAGACACACTTACTCGTAGTGGATCAATAGATAACTTATTGGGAAACAAAGTAATGAGAGCTAATGAGCGTGGTGCTTTACTTGGAAATGCAATAACAGGTGCAGCACAGGTAGCTAGACCTGATTTATTTGGTGAAAACCCTATGGTTAAAGTTAGAAAGATTACTCAAATTAGACAACAGTTAGCAAATGATTTTAAAGGTAAACCTAGAGATGGTGAATACTTTTCTACTTTAGCAGATAGGTTATCTGTAGCGGGTTACCAAGATGAATCTGACTTAGCTGCTAAAACAGGAATGTCTACTGAATCTACTTTAGCAGATACAAATTATAAGAAATCGCAAACAGAAAAAACAAAGTCAGAGTCAAATTTAATAGATAAGAATGTAGGAGTATTTGATGATTTGTTTAACAAAGATCTGGAATTAAAAAAAGGACAAATAGAACAGTTGTTAAGTTCAACTAAAGCTATTGATATTAGAAATGAATTACTACCTCAGATACTGAATAGCGAAATAAAGTTAAATAAAGCAAAAATTAGAGAAATGGACGCAGGTATTAATAATCAAATAGAAAAACTAAAGTTAGATCGTGCAGCAGGAGTTAGGGAAGCTGATGCTTTAAAGATAGATCAACAGATAGCAGACCTTGAAGGTGCTAAGGTAGATATACAAAAAGCAGCAGAGCAAAGACAAAATTTAACTGATATGGCTACTATTAGATATAATGAAAGTCGTTTACGGCAAATTAATGAAGATCTTGGAATTAAAGCAAGGAGAGTTGATATAGAAGCACTAATTGCAGATCAAGGGGAAAAAGTTAACATGCCTTCGCTAAGTGAGATAAAAAATGTAGCCAGTACTCTTGATGTGATTGTTAATTCTAATGATAATTACAAAGAGACTGTTTCAGAAATGAACGAAAAGCAGTTAGCGCAGTTTAGACTTTTAGTAGCACAAGCAACTAAACAAGTTTCAGCGCAAAATAAAGGAATCTCTACTGAAAATGCAATAGAAATAGCTACCGTAAATGTTATGGATGCTAATGTTAGATACGGTAAAGCATCCTTTTTTGGTGTACCTATTCCACTCACTGGAAGCGTTGATATTGTTTCTGGTGGTGATGGTGATGATGGCTTTACAGCAGTAGAGATTAAATAATGTCTGAACGCACATTTACTGTAAACAATAAAAAAGACGGGCGCAGTTTCTCTGTTACCGTGCCAGAGGGAAAGACTGAAGGAGATGCTATAGCTTTTATTAAGAAAAAGCACTACGGTGGGGGTGTTAGTATCAATGATACTAAACCTGTTAAACAAGAAGAGGAGTCTTTTTCGTTCTGGGGTGGTAACAATGAAAAAGATGAACGTGGGTTTGATCCTGTAGATGGGTTTGGTGAGGGGGTTATGCGGGTTGGTAGCGTTCTTAGAGCAGTATTAATAAATGATATAGGAGATGCAGCTAAACCTACATACAATCCTGATAACGATACTCGTTCAATTACTGATAGTTCTGTTACTAATGTAGAACGAGCTAAAGCTGTTCTATCAGGTGCAAGTAAGTTACTACCCACGACTCCTCTTAGTTTAATTTCTAAAATAGCTAGTGATCCTATGTCTAGGATAGATGCTGTCAAAGGTGCATGGTTGGGTAATCCAGAAGTAGTCACCTCCTTTCAAGAGAATTTATTTAGAAAGTTTGAAGAGGCTGCATACAATCCTGATGCTGAACGTAGGAATCCACTGTATTCTTACATAGGTAAAAACCCAAAACTAGCTGCTTCTTTGGCAGTAAGTCTTGGTCTAACAAGTGATATTGTCGTTGACCCCACTACATACGTAACGCTAGGAGGGATAAGTGCTGTAACAAAACCTGCTGCTAAGTTATTTTATAAGTCGTCACCTACCCTAGTTAAGAAAAGTATTGATACTACTAGTACTAAAATTAATGATAAACTGTTTAATATGAAAGCTAAAAAAGCAGAACGGAAAGTTGCAAAGGTTGAAGCTAGGGCTGCTGACCTTATTAAAGAAGGTGAGTTAGATGCTCCTTCTGCATATTGGCAAGCTGCTACTAAAGAAGGATTAGATGGAGATATACTTGCAGATTGGGCTGAAACATTTGGTGTTCGTACTAAATGGAGAGATAATAAATTAACTGGAGAACCTTCTTTTATTCCTAGAAAAGAATTATCAGGATTACAAAAAGCATATTATCATACAGTTGACCCTATAGCTAGAACTTTAAATTCTAATATTCCTATATGGAAAGTAGTACGTCCTCTTGTATCTTTTGCTAACGACATTCACCCTAAACTAGGTGCTTCTGTAACTAGGATGGAATATGAATTAGCAACAGCTAACGCTAGAGACTTTAATATATTTGCACGATGGCAATCAAATATGCAAGGACTACCTCCTGACCAAAGAAAGGCAATAGATTCATTATTAAATAGTCAACAACTAGATGAGGCAGCTAAACTTATGCCTAAGTCTATGAGAAGTGAGTTTGTTGGTGCAGTTAAGCCACTCCTTAATACTAAATATAAACATCAGGTAGCTCATATGGGAGAAAATGTTAACTATCTACCAAACTATTTTCCACGGTCTGTTAAAAACTCTGAAGGACTAATGAGATATGTAAATACTAATTTCCAATCAGTCAAATTAAAAGATTTAAACGGTGAGGAAGTAGCCTCTAATAGATTATTTGAGCAGATGATTGATAGAAAACGAGTTGAAGTAGGTAAATCAGAAAGTAAAACACCTACTAAAAAGAAAGAAAATAAAAAGAAAGAAGAGGATGATAGTACTAACTATAAACACTATGACTTAACTCCAGAACAATATGGTGAGGTGTGGGGTAAATTTATAACTAGACCTGAAATTAAAACTTTAATGTCTAAACCTTCATTTACAAAATCAAGAAAAATAAAGACAGTATCAGAAGATATGCAACAGTTCTTTCATAACTCAGATGTTGCACTTGTAAAATATGTAACTTCTGTTAATAGTGAAATTGCAAAGCGTAATTTTTTTGGTAATATGGATACTTCCTATCTAGGAGGTGCAGATGAAACTTTACAAATATCTAACTTAGTTGGAAAGTTAAGAGAAGGTAAAAAGATTACTGTTAAACAAAAGAAAGACCTTGAGTATGCGCTACGTGCTAGGTTTATTGGGGGAGAACAAGCAGCAATGTCTGTTATAAGACAAGCAAGAGCAGTTGGTAATGTTATAGCACTAGCTAATCCATTCTCTACTGCTACTCAAATAGGTGATCTACCTTCTGTAGCGTATGTGCATGGTGTAACAACAGCAGCTAAAGCTATTGCTATGGTTGCTAAAGGAAAAGCACCTATAAAATATAATGATACGGCTATGGATTTATCGGGGGAGTTTTCAATGCACAACTCTTCAGTTGGTTGGATTGATGATCTGTTACGTCATACTATTAGACCAAAAGCACAGGCTGCTCTCGATTCAACTATTAATAAAATAATAAAAAACCCATTTCAAGTAGCTCAAGGTGGTGCAACGGATGTATTATTACAAGCAGCAGGATTTAGGGCTGTTGATGTGTTCGGTAAAAACTCTCACCTAGTTGCTTCACTATTGTCTCACTCCAAAGCAGTGTTAACTAAACAGGGAGAACGAAAGTTTAGACGTAAATTTAAAAACTCATTTACTGAGACTGATTTAAATAAACTAGTAGAGTCATATAAAAACTACGGCAAGTTTGGTCAAACTGTAACTGATGATATGCGTTATGTATCCTTCGCTGAACTAATGCAAGTACAACCTATAACACTATCAAACCTACCTGCTGCATATTTAAACCACCCTAACGCTAGGATATTATATTCCATGAAGACATTCATGTTGAAGCAGTGGGACTTGTTACGCAACACAGCACTTAAAGATATTAAAAGAGGAGATTATGCTAAAGGTATTAGTAGACTATCTGCATATGGACTGATGGTTGGTGGTACTAATGGTGCTATTGACGCAGCCAAGTCTGCTATACGAGGTGACTTTGAGGAAAATTACGGGGACACAACTGCTCCTGAGTTTTTAGCTGTAAACACTATGCGTATACTAGGTGCTAATAAATATACTTATAACAAAATAAAAACAGGGGAGTTACAGGATGCTGTAACGGGTTTTCTAGCTCCCCCAGTTGTTAGTGCCGGAGAGGATATATTTAAAGCAGTAACAGGGCAAGCTAGTTTCTGGAAAGCTGCTAGACATGTTCCACTAACAGGAAAAGCAATGTACTACATGTTTGGTGAAGATGCTAATGATAACTTTGGTTTACTTAGTGATGATATGGAGTTTGATTTAAAGGACGATGATTTTAAATTTAAGTTTTAAGTAGTCTTACATTCTCGGTACGTAATATTACTTGGCTATTCTTGTCAAGTAATAACGTACCGTTTCTAATAACTCCCCGCAATGCACCATCTATACTCTTCCACTCTTTGATAACTGGTATACTATTCATCTGGTTTATCTCTCCCTAGTTTTTTATTAAAGTCTTTTGCTAGTTTCTTCAATGCTTCTTGTTTCATATCATTCGCTTCTTTCTCTTCCAAAGCATCCATTAAAGGATATTGAAACTGGTCGTGCATACATACAACACATAGCATCTGAAACCCAACTGTTAGTTTAAGAGGTGCTTTCCTATGACAATTATCACATAGATCATCTCTCATTTAAGTTACCTATCTCCTTGACTAGTCTTACCAGTCGTCATAATTAACACTGTCCTCTTCAAAACAAACACCACAAACACACTCCCATCCAGAAAGTTCAGCAGGTGTATCTGAAGTTTGCCTATGTCCTTCTCTGTACTCGGTGTTACAACTACCACACTCAGGACACTTTAAACCACATCTCATTTTAATCATCGTTTCTTTCCTGTTCTGTAGTGTAGTTATCATCTTCTTCATCATCATCCTTTATAAGCTCCATCTCGATGAACTCTATATTAGCCATGTTAATCATAAGATGAGGTGTTTCACTAATCTTTTCATTATAAAGAAAGAAAATGGTATCAGGTAGCCCTTCTTCTTTATCAAACAAATACCCTGTAAAGTAAGTTACTAACTCTCCCTTAGAAGAGGTTCTTATGACAGCCCGATATAGTTCTATATTATCTTTTTTTTCACTTATGTCAACTACATTCATATATATATCTCCTATTCTGTTCTCTCTTTAATAGGTTGGTTTATGCAGTGATAATACCACTCACTGTAGTTCTTTAACTTTTCTGCATCTCTAGCCTTACTACCTTTCCAGTTAAGTCTTAGGCTGTACTTAATAGAGTTACCTAGCAAGTACCCCTCATACTGAGGGGGTGTAAGTTTTGCTTTAATGACATCTAAAACTTCTATATCACCTGCATCATAGTAGTTACTGTTTATATCTTTACTCATAGTTCACATGCTCCTCCAGTACAGGCTAACTCCTGACTGCTAGTTGTGTTATCTTCCATCTCAATCATACTGCTCCATTGTATATCTTCTGGCATTGCTTTTAACGCATCGTTGTACTCATTTTCTGTACAGTCTGTGTACGGTGCTTGTTGGTATGACCCATTGTCGAATGGTAAGAATGAAACTCCACTCATATAATCAAAGTGACTATACACCCATGCACCTGTCTCCATCCACTCATCCTCACGTACATAAACAGTTATGCTTGGCTTATGCTCACACCAATACTTTTGATACACTAACCAATGCTCAAGCTGTTCTATCGCAGACTTATCTGTTCTAGTCAACGCTCCTTTAGGAGCTTTCATTGGAAACTCAAATACAGTAGTAGTATCTGGTTTCATAGAACACGGTTCATTTGGTATACCAGTCTTATCCATGTACTTTGTCAGAGGGTCTTTGTTATCTTGTCGTACTCGTCTAATGTAGTAGCTATTGTAACGAGGATGGATACCACTAGCAGTATCACAAAGCTGACTAACAGTACCACTAGGCTTAACGCAAGTAATACTGGTACTTTCAGGAATACCCAACTTATCTGCCCATATCTTATTAGTCTTAATGGAAACATCTTTTAGTTCCTCCAACCATCTAGGTAGGTCTATAGATTTCTCATTCATTAACACAGGGTGGTCACTTATACCGGTCATACTAACACCAAGTAAGCGTTCCTCTTCTGTATTCTTCTTCCATATACCTCGTAGGTATCTGAAGTCTGTTAGTGTAGCCTGTAACGTACCTAGTATGGTAGCTAATCTAACTTTCTCTTTGAGAGAATCAAGATCATCATCTGGTCTAACAATTACCTCTGTTAAATTGCAGAATTGATTTGGACGCAGAACTATCTCACTACAAGGGTTCGTCCCGAAGTCAAAGTTAGTATCTCTACGACTAGGTGATAGCTTTTTAGCAGCAGCACGAGAAAATATACCACGCTCACCTGAGTGTGACATGTATAATGCTTTCCATTCTTCCATGAACTGCTCCATAGTAGGTTTAGACTCATAGCAAACTGAGTTATTAGACAATGCTCTGTGTGGGTTAGCGTCCCACCATCTACCAAACTTAGCTGTTCTCATTTGACTGTCTTCTAGGTCTGATAAACTAATCATCGCTGACCTACGAACACCACCTACTACAACTATATCTCCTACTTTACACATCAAGTCGTGGCACTCCAACGGAGTTAGCCTTCGCCCTGCTGCTGTTTTAAATATATAAGTAGTGAATTGGAACAAGTCAATCAGAGGTTCAGCACCACTAGCTCTACCACCAAAGGTCTTTAACCTCTCTCCTTTCTTTCTAACTTTGGAAGTATCCCATGTAGGTACTCTACCATTATACAATAATGATATTAACTCTTTGTATGAACTAGCCCAACCTAGTTTACTATCTGCTACTACTATAGTGCTATCAGTATCTTGGAACTCTTCAGCTACTTCAGGTAACTTATCAGTAAACTTACGCTCAACTGAGAAGCCAACACCAGTACCACAACACAGTATATATAGTGCTTCATCAAAGGCGCGAGGGTGGTCTACTGGCAAGTATGAACAGTTATATCCCGCTACATTATCACGGTCTAATGCTTTACCCGCAGTCATCATAGCTCTCATAGAAGGCATAACTCTCTTGTCAGATATAGCTGTAACTATGTCTGTTATATCCTCCCCTTCTATAAGCCCCTTATCAACCCAGTAATCTACGTACCTAGACACAGTTTCATCCCACGATTCTCTACGTTGTTGTTCGTCTAAGTACCGTGCGTATTTACTTTGATGAATATAATCTTCATATAACTTCATTAATTACTTCTCCCTTATATTTAATAGTATCAATGATACTTTTGTTATTTAAAGATAACTAACATGGATGGAAATGGTGCAGGGTTTTTACTTGCTACTCCGCCTACCTCAAACTTTAACCTTCCTTTTAGGAATCTTAATTCTACATTTCTTTTTTTGTATACATACTCATGGAACATTAACGTGTCAGTTCTAGCAGGTAATAGAACTACAATAGATTCTACATTACCTGCATAGTACTCTTGGTTAGCTTTTTTAATAAACTTGTTTTGTAAACCCCTAGAGTAAGGAGGGTTACACCACACTGAACCATGCCAATCTAGGTCTAGTCCTGACTTTCCTATTGATTCAGCTTCTTCACAGTAATACTCTTTACACTTTCTATTTTCATATGACGCAGCTACATCTAAAGTAAAGTTAAACTCCTTGTCTAGTTCATCAAACAAACTCTTGGGTGTTTCCCATGTGTTACTGTTACTGGTTTTTAGTGCGTTGTGTATAGCCACTGTACTTTAGTCTCCCTCTATCTCAAATTTATTTAAATTATCCACTAGTCTATCATGGAAATTTTCCAATAGTTCTTCCGTGGTAATCTCTAGTATCTCTACTATTAAGTCTGGATCATACTGACTAGAGATGCACTTCTTAACTTCATCTAGTGTGAGAGTCATCCTACTTTACTCCCATGTACTTTCTTATTCCATCTCCCTTTCTGATTAAGTACCATAGGTACTAGTACAGGCTGTCCTCCATTAGAATTAAACGTATACTTGTCTACCCACTTCCACTTAGCATCTAGCTTATATAGTTTATTGTAATCATACACCATAGACGCAGGTAGTCCACAAGTCTTTAGCTTCCTCTGTGGTATCTTGTCGTGATTGCCCTCGGTTATAATCATGCTAGGAAATATATCTTGTAACTCATTACAGTACTCCATAGACTGATAGTACTCTTCCTCTGGACTAAGAGCATCAGGCTCAGACTCATGGTAGCTACCCGCATGGTGGTCAATCATATCTCCTACATTAAGTATTACTTTACAATCATAATACTCAGACACAGATTCTAGGAAACTAAAAGCATCACGATGGTGGTACGGTATGTGTAAGTCACTGATAATTAAATAGTTACCCTTACTACTTACTACTACACCACATCCTAGTATAGGTCTTTTTAATATTATACCTGACCCATACCTAGCTGCTACACCATCTGGATTCATTAAACATCCTACGGTCATAGCCCATCTAATCTGATTAGTGTCTGCTGCATAGCTAATCTCAAAGTTACTATGGAAGTGTCCTTGTATACTATTGTGTGAGAATCTAGCTGCATTATTCTTAGTGCTAGAACTAACACTATGTACCATCATAGTGTCAATCATTACTAGTCACCATTGTCTTCCCTAAACAACTAGGAAGAATAGGCTTTAACTTTAAATGTTCACGAAGAATAATATCAAATTCTAATGCTGATATATCAAACTGAACCTTATCTATTACCTCTGACCGTTTGTCATAAACATTAACAGCTAACCAGTCTCCTGTAACCCGATGTTCTATAGAAAATGAACAGTAGTTTATACTACATATTCCTACAAGCAATGCGAATAGTTCACTCATACTTCCTCCAACCACTCTTGTGGTATTAGTTTCTTATCCCACTTGATGTTTTCATAATCACACCAAGTACCATAGTTCTTCTTTTTTGATTTAGTTAACCACACGTTAGGGTTCTGAAACAACATACGTATGTCTAGCTCTGGATTACTACTCATAACAGCCTTCATTAACTTCCTATCGCTAGGTTTAAACCTACCTTTTGCTTCTACTATTATACCGTTAGGCAAGAAGAAGTCTGGTGTGTACTTCCTAGTTTCATATATATTACTACTACCACACTCCTGACACTTAGCGTTGTATGGTCTAATTTGATAATTGTATGATGTTGTTTCGTAGGTAAAGTTAACGCCACGTTCTTCTAAGTTTTTAGCTATACGTGTTTCAAACTTACTACGTCCTCTAAACTTCATTATCTAATGTTTCCATATACGCCTGTAGCCAAGATGTTCTATGTTCAGGTTCAGGAGTCCACATTTGACCCTCCTCTCGTCTAATCCATAACAATCGAGCATTGGTTAGCCACTCTTCAGGTGTCTTACCGTTCTCAGCATATGCTAGTTGAGTTTCTATACTTAATTCTTTTTCATTATCCATCTTCCATAAGATTTGTCTAGCCTTTACATCTCCAATACCTTTGATACCAAAGATGTTATCTGTTCTATCACCCTTGAGTATCTGTTGATAGAAGTTAAGGATGCCCTCAAACTCTCCAATAGTATAGTTTTCTTTTTTATTCCAGTTGTAGTGATGTCCCGCAATCATATCTAAATCTTTATCAGTTGTGCAGATAGTAGTCGTACCCTCTGGACTGTTGACTTGAGCTATTCCCATAGCGTCATCAGCTTCTTGTCCATCAGTTATTATAGCGTCCCAAGTAGATACCATATAGACTCTGATAGCTTGATAGTGTAAAGGTTTAGGTGTGTCCTTACGGTTACCCTTATATGTATATGGGGAGGGGAGATCGTGCCTGAAGTTCCCCTTACCTGTTAAGTAAATTTTATGATTAGATGCTTCACTCTTTTCTTTAATGTCTTTTATCATTAGCTTTACAGAGTGTAAACAGTTCTCTACAGGTTCAGCTTTTACCCTCTTTTTAATAGCTTCTACATCTAGGTGAAACTCTGAGCAATGTTCTTTAGCTTCTTTCTTATACTGAAAAGAAGAGCCATCGGAGCAAGTGTATGTCCTTATATCACTTGCAAATCCACAAGAATATACCAGTACATCGCCATCGATCAGGGCTGTACGTCCGTTCTCTCCTTTAGTCTTAATCTTAGCTCTGATCAATGGCATGGTTATATCTCCTAGTCTTGTAGACGGTTATCATAAGCCCATCTGGTTAGACCAAATAAAGCATTAATGACACTATCACTAGTACCTACACCACCTTCTAAGGTAGCAGGTGCTATATCGTCCTGATATTTAGAAGGGATAGCAACGATAGTGGTTATATCATCATAACCTTTATCATTCTGGTTCATTATTAATGAACAAGCCTTACCTATCTGTGCATCCCAATCAGGTACATCACCTTCTGTAGCTGATGAATCAAATACAGAATAGAACTTTAGCTCATTACCTTTAGGTGTTAGTGTACTAAAGATGTTAAAAGGTCTAGTCCATAAGTATCGAGGCTTTTCTTCGCCATCAATAGTAATAGTCTTACCTACAATTTCCAGACCTAACGCTATCTTCTGAGCAGGATTCTTAACCTCACCTTTATACTCATCTTGATGTACACCTAAATCAGCCACATACACCAATCGAGCATCATACTCACCCGCCTCTAGGCTTTGATAATCTGAATCGCTACTAGTTTTAGTCGTTATCTTTCTATCTAAACTCATGCTTTATGCTCCTTGTTGTTGATTAAATTGTGATTCTTCATCTAAATACTGCCACCAAGTATCGTCTATTTCATCCTGATATGTTTGATACCATTCTTCATTATCTAAATCATTCATATTATAACCTCATATTTTTAGTATCATGATACTAAATTAGTAACTATAGTATATTATACCACGTATCTTTGGTGCTGTCTATTTTTATTTAATCTAATGTGTATCTGCCCACGATTTACCTATTGAGTAATCACCTGTAATAGGTACGTTCAGTTTAAAGACTTTTCCTGCAAGGTTCATAGCCTTAACTAAGATACGTCCAACCTCATCACCAAGTTCAGGTGTTGTCTCGTACTGTAGTTCATCATGATAATAAATTACCCTGTGAGCGTCAAGACTTCGTTCTATTATAAAATCATCAGCTATAACTCCCGCCATATCCATGATCTTAGCTCCTGTACTCTGACATTTAGCATTGAATACACTATGCTTTGCTCTAGTCACAATCTTTCCACCATCAATAGTAGTGATAAACTTCTGATGGTTGTTATCGTACTCCTTTTCAACCTCTTCAATAGCTTTAGCTAAAGCCCAGTTCTTATTCCAGTATGCTTCATAGTGCCTCTTACCTACTTTTAGAGGTACTCCTAATGTCTCACTGAATTTAGGAGGTTGACAGTTGTACTGCAAGGCATAAGCAGGGGACTTAGCATCCTGTCTGGAGCATCCCCACAGTTCAGCATTTTCAGCGTGTTCGTCATAGTTATCATCTAGCAGTTTATTAGCGTACTCACCACCATCAAACTTAAATGTATAATGTCCCTTCACCCTAGCCTCTAACCCACTAGCATCAGCCCCTACCATCACTCTACCTTCACTAGAAATAAACAGACTTCTCATCTCCTTACCTAACAGTGAACTTACTCTAGGTACATTAGCCACCACTGTATGCTTTTGTCTCTTAGTATTGGTTAGACCACTAGAGGCTGCACTTAATCGTCCATCTGTAGCTAATCTAGGGTTTGCTAACCATCCAGTGTTACGTCCCTCATTCAACAGTACAGAGCGTCTGTTGCGTAGTGATAGCCATTCGATAATAGGTTTTATTATGTTATCATTATTACCTAACCTCTTTAAGTTAGGACATATACGTCCGTTTTCATGGAACTTAGGGGATGTAGTTATCACTTTCCCACTAGTGTCTCTCATAGGTTTGTTGTGTTTATCCTTCTTGAGATTCCAGAGGGTAGGTTTCCAACCTTTAGTCAATAACCAATTCTTAATGTGATGTTGGTGCTTTAATTCACTAGGAAGGTTATCTTTTACAGGTTCATTATGCGGTAATAAGAATCCAACCCCATCTTTAAAGCCCCAGTAACCCGCATGTGCTCCTGCTAATGTTATCTCATCAAACCATTTCTCACATATAGCACTGACACTTCCATCTTTTCTAAACTGTATCTTAGGTGGTGTCCATGCCCTAATCTCTGCTGTATTGAGTGGGCGAGCGGGTAGATTAGGCTCTACCTCTAGTCGTATCTCTTCCATACGCTTGTCAATCCAAAGAGTTAGTTCAGTAGCAGCTATAGAGTTAAAAGCTACACCATACCTTTCCTGTCTACACATACCCTCGTATGTCTTGTTTGCTAGGTCTACATTTTGTGGTAAGTTAATCATAATTTAATCCCTAGTTTATCAGTTAAAAATAAGAACACCTTTTCTGTGGTCAGTACATCCTCCTCACATCTCTCAATATATTCCTTCAATTCTAAGTTATCCCAATCATCAATAGTAGGCTTATAAGTACCTAGCTCTTTAGACCAAGCAAGTAATCCATGCTTTCTTGGTAGGTCTGGATACCATTCCCTCGATAGTGCAAGGCTATCTATAAACTGTACATTTATAACTGTACCATCATTGTTTGTAACACTATTGACTGTAAAGTCTTTAATGATGCCCAACTTTATAAGTAAAGGGAGGTCATAACCGTATTGATTATGAGCCACCCATGTATCACCTTCTTTGAAAACGTCACCATAATTATCGGTAACTGTCTGAACATCTTCATCTAAAGCCTTATAGGATAGACAATGTATCTTTGTTACTGTGTCTAGTAACCCATTAGCCTCAGTATCCCAACAGAATACGCTCATCGGTATATCACCAACATAGATGGAAAAGGTGCAGCATCTTTAGCAGGTACACCATTTACCTCAAACTTTAGTCTACCTTTAATGAATCTAATCTCTGCTTTGTGATAAATATATTCGTGAAAGGCTAGCGTGTCTGTTCTTGATGGTAATAACATGACAATAACTTCTGTATTGCCTTTAGTTGATTCCTCGTAAGCCTTCTTAATGAACTTCTTTTGTAGTCCTCTTGAATAAGGAGGGTTACAAAATACGTTGCCGTACCATTTTTGATCAGGATGTAAAGCGGTTGTTAGTTCTGGTTCTTTTCCATCAATACCATAAAAACTTGCTGCTTTACTGTTCACCTCAGTAGCAGCAGCATCTAAGTCAAAACCAAACTCTGCATCTAACTCATCAAACAACCATTGAGGAGTCTCCCAATCATCCTTCTTACTGCTAAACATTAGATCGTTATTCATCATTTAAACTCCTGAACGGGTTCTAAGTAGTCACCTGTATCACGGTTATAATATACATCAAAACTTCCAACATTACCAAAAGCTCGATCCTCTAATAAAACAAAGCTAGAAGTATTTCTTTCTATTGGATCGTCTACTGTCTTGTCTCTCTCGATCCCGATCATATAGTAACACGCCCTCATCATAGCCCTACTACCTGTAAATTGATTTGACCGTACCTTGCCACCTTCCTCATGTGCCTTGCCTGTCTGCGGTGATTTCAGGTGACAGAAGAAGATATAAAAGAATCCAATATCCTTTGCTAACTTACTGATTTCATCGGCTATACGCTCCAGTTCAGTATTAGCATCTGAAGCCACCATTCCAGTGGTCAATCGAGTTAGTGGGTCAATGATAACAGTCTTTGCACCTTCCACTACTACAGCATGACGTATCGCTAACTTTAAATCATCCCACTTAGTAGAACCATAGCTGTCATAAAGGATGACACTATCACCAATAGCCTCTACACCATCTATCAATTCCTGTTGAGTGAAGTCAGCGTCAGGCTTATGGAATTGCTTGTGCGCTATCTTTCCCGCTATCTTTCTGACTGTCATGCTAGGCTTTTCTTCTAGCTTAAAGACCGCCACCTTATCACCTAGTACCTGTGTATCGTAGTGTACGATCTGATTGACCGCTTCACTCTTACCCATCTTAACACCTGAACCAAAGTACGCACCTTCACCATCACGCCTACCATACGTCAGCTTAGTAAGACTATCCCAACACCACGCTCTACCCCATTCAGGCATCCTTGTGGCTTCATCAAAGACATCATCAACAGTTACGAACCCATCAGGCTTGAATGACTTGGCTTTGAAATAACTGTTTACAAAAGACTTCTCTTTTCCAGTCAAAAGCATATCATTGGGATCTTTCTCGGTAATATCCATGATCTTAATATCAGGGAACAATTTTACTATGTCATTTACTAGCTTTTGACCTTGTTCATCCTGATCTGGACATAATATTATTTCTTCATACTTACTAAGGAACGTCTTATTATCTGTAAAGCAATTTATATTAGCACCGTGGGGTACTGACACCACCGCTTGCTTGTACTTAGACAACATCTGATATGCAGCTAGGGCATCATCCTGTCCCTCGGTTATTAGTAGACGCTTACCCTCTACTGCTACAGATTGTCCTATAAACTCCACTTGCTGCCCTTTTAAGGGTTGACCTATGATACTGAATGTCTTAGGTAGCTTTCGTTGCTTATACGCGACTACAGAGCCTCTCACAGTGATTGGGTAGTAGTAGCTGTCAGGTTTACCTGTACTTTCATCGAAAGCTGTACGAATTCCATACAATTCACAAGTTGTTTGATCTATACCACGATCTTGCAATGCTTTTATCGGTAAATCTTTAATAGCTTTTATATCTGTACTCTTTGTCTTAACCTGCATTTCTATTTTATCCTGTTTATTAGCTGTATACCCGCATTTGTTACAATGCTTTCCACCATCTGAGAATATTATCAAATGATTACCAGTCCTATCGTGTCCTTTTGATCTGCAATTAGGACATGCTTCGTCTCCAATTATATTGCTCATAATATTTAAAACCTCTTTTTAAACTACAACTACTATAATATTTTATCATACTTTTAGTAGGATTGTAAATACCTTAACGGTAAATAGGTTCATAGCAACCACAAATAGTTTCTTATGAACCATTATTACCTTCTTCAATCTCATCTAAATAGTACAGAATAAAATCATCGTCTTCATTATTCAAAGAGGTACGGCACACTCGACAGAGTGTTTCATGCTCTTTGATTGATTCATCCCATATTATTTCACCTTCAGTGAATACACTATCACATGCCTTGCATCTACTCATTTTCTTTCTCCTTCGTTGGTTATTATTTCATACAAATATTGTCGTACTAAGTCTACAGATTCTGGACTATACCCGCCTATATGCCAATGATACTGACCCAAAGGAGCGGAAGGTAGCTTCCAATCGTATATAGTTGCCACAACTGTCCTTTCTATATCCGATCCTTCGTCGATTATTGTAAATAATATATCCCATTCGACATTAACTTTATCCTGATCTTCACGACTTGGCTTGCCAAAAGTATCTACTAAATCATTATAATTAGTCGAAATATCTCCCTGTGAACACGTTCCATTAACGTCTACATCGCTACTTACTTTAACCTTTAGTATTTTATACATTAGATTGACCTCCATTGTAGTGTATCTAACCAGTATGATAAAGGCTTTCCTGTGTCTTGTAAAATTTCAGCAGAGACAAGAAGTTTATCTGGATTGTCGTATAAATCTGTGTGTTCGTGGACTTCGCGAATACGATCTTGTAAAGACTTTCCGAAATATGAATGATAACCCATCAACAATATTTTAATAGGTGTCACCCTAACGTCCACAGTTTCAGTTATAATCATTATTACTCTCTCCATTTATTATTATTTAATTAAGTATCATTGATACTTTCCAATACCAGTGCTTTCTATTACCAGTACTTATATTACTACGTAAGAATATAGATGTCAACTATACCCATAACCCAAGCCAGACTGGGATTTCTCTCTTCGTCCACTTATGAAGATTTGACTTTTCAAAAGTGTAATAATCACGATATGAAGTCAGTGGATCATCACTCTTATATTGATCGGGCATTGCTTGAGCGTGTTTAGTCAATCCAATATCTAAAATATCAGGCGTTGGTAATGTCAATGCTAAATCATAAGACTTGTGGTTGACACTCTTATTATATCTATACCTGTATTCTTTATTTAGATATTTAGTCAACAATAACAACCACTTATAATTAGATAAACTTTGCCCCGCCCATAGAGTGCAAGGATGCTTAGGATGCGTTGCTTTATATCCTGCGTCAATACCTGATCCTCGGATTACAGTAGACAACATCTGAACGGATTCCAATATCATTTTGACGACATGTTTATCACAGTGATATTCTGCACACTTTTTGACGCACGGATCAAGATAAAAAATATTCATAATGTATAGTTCCCCCTATGTTAAGTATCATTGATACTATTTAATTGTTATAAAAGCCCTTCAAGTTGTTCCCTGACATAATTTAATTTCCATTCAGTCAAAGATATATATTCATATCCACAAGCCTTAGATTCTGATTTATAAACTTGGTATTCCTCATACATTATGTCGGTTATATAATTATCAGGTATTAATTTAGTCATTTTATTTTCTCCGTTCTCACATCGTGAAACAACGGGTAAACTTCACCGCTATCCTCAGCCATTTTAGTAAACTTATCACCCAACATTCTACCATATATTTCAGGACGATCCCAATATCCAGTTCCGTGACCTTGTCTAGTCAAATAGAAATCATGTCCGGCTTGTTCAATATGTTCATCAGGTAAGTAACACGCGATCCTGTTATAGAAAGCTAGGCAATCTATGATTGATTCACGTTTAAAATCTTCGTCCAGATCATCTACATAAGCGAAATCGTCAGGTTTGCCTGTAAATGTATGGAAAATTTGATCTGCGAAAAAAACACACTCAATATATGCAGTTATAAATTGATCTTCTTTTTTAGTTGTTTGAATTTTCATTTTGTAGGCTCTCTATATAGTTATAAATATCTCGCACATCGTTAATCTTAGATTCGTGGTTAACTGGCAGTTGATCAGGGTCATTTGAGTCCCATGCTTTTATGAACGAACCCAACCCCCTAATGCCTTCCCATATAACATTTTCTAATTGCATCTCTCTAATCTCTAACTCTCGTACTCGGTCTATTAATTCACTCATATTAGTTTACCCCTGTTAATTTAAACATCCGTTAAGTGAGTATATATATTTTCAAATCGATCAACCCCTTCAGAGTCAGTTCCTAAAAAAGTATAATACCCTGCAAAATTACAATCGGACATGTACTCCGACAATCTACCCTCTTCTATAGCGTCTACGAAAGCCCAGTTAAAAGCTGTATTTAATTTATCCATTATAAATCTCCGTTAAGTTAAAAGTATCAATGATACTTTATAATTAATCAATAACAAAACCAGATTGATCTTTCTTTGCGTCACCTTTGGCATACAAGCTGACTATAACATTAGGTTCATCCGTAAAACGTAGGTCAGTACTATCACCATCAACAACCTTAATCCCATGAAAGGTCTTAGGTATAACATCTGTAGTACGCCATACAACGGCTACGTTACATCCAGTACGCTTTTGAGTCGCTAAAACCTTTTTAGCAAAGTTAGCATTAGCTCCAGAATAAGAAAGCGTTAAATGATAATTCACCGGCATAGGCTTACTTTTACGAAATCTTGTTACTATTTTTGTATAATCATAAAACTGTATGTTAGGAAACTCTGACATTATACCATCATTTTCCCACTGAATATCTGAAGTACCATTCAAACGAACGCAAGCCTTAATCCCACGCTTATCACAATAAGCCTGAAAGCGTTTTAAATCGGCTCTTAACATATTTAAAAACGTATCTTTATGGTCACGTAATAGTATAGTTTTACGGATACGAGCTTTGTTTATATTTGGGAAAACTTTAGCCTGTCCAGATTTGAATAAACAAGGTGCCTTGCAACGTGCTATACCTGCAAAGGCACAATTATTCATACCTTTAACTGTATCAGCAGGTGCTAAATACATGATAGCTGTTAAAAACTCTGATCCATCTCCCTTTATTGTTTTGGCATTACTACCTACCGATATTAATTTAAGACCTGATACTTTAATTCTTTTACGTTTAGCTAGTTTTTCAAACTTTGATTTTAAAACCTTTGTTTGTTTAGCATTATACAGATCAAGTGAATGTGGATCTAACTTCATAATATGGACTCCTATTTGATTTAATTAATAGTATAATAATTTATGTGAAATGTCAATTATTTACGAAACACCGACTAAATAAGCACAATATAATATACAATTCAAACCGATATAGATTAAACATTCATAAAATAAATTCATAGTTATACCCTCTTTATTAATTATTTAGCCATTCTTCAAAAGATTTAACAGGATTATCATCAGTAAATGAAATATAAATTTCGTATTCGTTACTGTTAGATCCTCGCTGTTTAGTTTGCCAGTCATCATTGGGAATCAATTTTGTATCGTCTTTTATGTATTTGTATTTTTTCATCTTTATAATCTCCCATGTGTTAAGTATCAATGATACTAATTAATATTATGTAGCGGATCATAAACTGATCCGCTATAAATATCAACTAATTATTAATCGGCACGGCTTGAGGCATAAGCCGCGATCCCGTTCTGTTGTAATACATTTGCGTATGCTTTCGCTCCCTGTTCTTTACAGTCCATACTTTGACCGCAATGATTTGCAGGATCCCATAGCTGTAAGGTTTTGGGTAGGTAACTTTTCTTAAAACCTACGCTTGCAAGTTCTTTCGCTTGCTTACTGTTTGTTCTAGTTACTTCTACTTCAACCCAAGCAAAACCGCAATACATGGGTTCGCCATATTGATTCCCGCCAGTCTTTGCCGTCCATTCCGCGAGATAATCGGATACCGCTTTTTTTGCTGCTACTGTTCCTGTTTCGTGTATTGTTTGAATGTTGTTCATCTTTGTAACTCCCTAAGTATCATGATACTAGTTGTTGTTGAGTGATTGAACTATGCACTATATTGATATTATAGTCAAGTTATTTTGATATAATTTTGAACATGATCATTATGTTCCATACATCTTGCCATTAATCATGCCGTCAAGATAAGAGATCATCTCTTTTACAGGAATTCTATGTTTAACAATATATCCTGATTTCTTAGTTAATTGCCATCCGCCATAGATAGGTGCGTTATTTAATTCAAAATTATCCTCAAATACATTATTTATATGATCAAGTTTATTGAATAGATCGTTTTTATTCGTATGTTTATTTGTAAACGCTTTTTTCATTTTATGATCTCCCATAATTAATTATTAATGATACTGATAATACTATCATCAGTATTGATAATATTCCAGTAATTTGAATTGGTGCTGTCAATATTCCTATCAAAGTAGCAGTTAGTAATTCTAATATAATCATAGTGTATCCTTTAGTTGTTAAAAGTATCCTGATACTTATTGCTGTATCTATAAAAGCACTTTGTAAGAACGCTCTTATAGATACAGGCGGGCAAGTACCCGCCTGTTATTGGTGATATTACTTCTTAGACTTTTGAAGTGTAAGCTTCACGTCTGCTAGTTTGTTGTAAGCTGCTAGAGCCTTTTTAATCTCTTTCAGCATATTAGCCGGATCATTCGCTTTGACTTGATCCGGTGTTGGTACATTAACAGCCTTTGAAGCTTGCTTGTCCTTGCTATTGCTATCGAATACCTTAACTTTTCCTGATTTAGCATCCAGTCTCATAGTCTTCTTAAAATCAGAGACTTTGCGTAAAGCGTGAACCGTTCCAGTCCAATGTCTATGTTGTGAACCGGTCACGCCGTGCTTGTCGGCGTTAATTTTACAGTACTTATGAACATATCGTCCGTGATCTTGTATGACTTTCAAACCAGTAGACGCGCTAAGCTTCCATAGTTTACGCATATTTGCTAGGCGTGCTGTGGATAATGTCTCTAAGGTGTCATCTGCTGCTACCATTTTATCAAACAGATCATTAAGTGTAGCGAGTTGTGACGCTTGATCTTTAGCGGTTAGTTTTATCATTTTTTCGTTAAGTAATTTAGTCATTGTTGTAATTCCTTATGTTGTTATGGTCGCGATAGTGCGACCGGTAGAGACACAATACAGCAACTGTACATGGTGTCAAACAATTTTATAAATTATTTTAAAATAAATAAATATCTGGATACATCAATAAGTATCCGGATACTTTTCAAGTCGTGGAACGTGTGACCATTCCGAACACTTGCGCCGTCAATTCTCGAAACTAATCGCACCTGGTCTACGTAATGTTATAACATAACATTCTCTGATTTAAACAACGGGGGGGCATATAATGTCCGCGCCCGCGCGCGCGTATAATAACCAATATATACTTGAGAGTAGACTTTGGGAAAGAGGTAATTATACTCAACCCTAAAACAAAGCGAGAATACCCCTGAGAGCTAATGTAGTGCTACTGATGCAACGATAATAAAAGTTTAGTATCGTAGTATTAAACTAGTGTGTTGTAATAATACAA